TGCCATGGGTCGCCCAGGCCCGATGGATATGATTCCTGAATATATTAAACGACGTGACGATCCAAAGCAGGAATGGAAGAAGGGTGAAGATCCACGAATTATTGATATTCTTGGTGAGACATTTGGAGTTATCTGCTATCATGGTGACACATTGTTATCAATGGCAGATGGATCACATAAGAGGATTATAGATATAAATAATGGCGAAGTGGTGCAATCATTGAACTCTGAAAATCGTATTATTCATAATAAAGTTGATTGTCATGCGGAAACTGTATTTGGCGATGGATTAGAAGTAATATTAGAGAATGGCCTATCTTTAACTACGACGGCTAATCATAAGTATATTACTTTTAATAATAAGCGAGTCGAAGCAAAAGATTTAAAATTAGGTGACCTAATCGCAGTGCCTATTAAGACATATGACAATGCCAATAAGAAGAAGTTGGCTAGTTGGCTAGGATCTAATACTGATGTAGCATATCTTATTGGTCATTTGGTCGGCGATGGCTGTCTAACTAGTAGTAGTCTTGCCATAGCAGCTGGTAGCAAACTCGACGCTCATAAGTTACAAAAATGGATCAATGTAAAATTACCAAAGATTAAGACCCGGATTTATAAACATTGTCGATGTTATTATGTTGGAATTAGTTGTGGTGAGTTAATTATAAAGAAGAAAAAGACGAAGTTTCATGATTTAATTGAGAAACTTAACTTGAATTGCAATGTTCATAAAAAGCGTATTCCAATTAATATATCATCATCAACAATAAAGGTCAAGTCAGCATTTCTGGCTGGTTTAATTGACTCAGATGGGTGTGTTTCAATTAATGGGAATGGCGTTGCTGCTGTTTATATCTCATCATGTAATAAATTATTATTGCAAGACATACATCGATTGTGTGTAAGCCTTGGAGTTATATCTGCTATTAATGACACCAAGATTTATATGTGGAATACTAAGCATGTGAACAATCTTTGTAAAGATTTCTTATTAAAGAAGATAAATGGGAAATTATATGATGCCAATACTGTTGGCTATGCTCCAAAGACAGTTTTATTTGATAAGATCAAGGAATCAGGATTATCACAGAGGAAATTCTGTACAAAATTTGGTATTAATAGAAAGAATTTACAACATCAGTCTGATGTTATTAGAACTTCTATCGCTATGACTATCGGCGTTGAATTTGGTGATGTTCGGTATTATAAAATTAAGAAAATTAATCATGTTAAGAACGTTCAATTTTATAATTTATCTGTTTCGCCAGATCATACTGTTATTGCCAATGGCATTGCAACTCAACAATGTTATCAAGAGCAGCTCAGCGCTACGTGGATCAAACTAGCCCGCTTCTCATTAGTCGAGGCCGAAGAAGCCAGAAAGATTGTTTCAAAGAAGTGGATCGAGAAATTGCCGCAGATTGAGAAGAAATGGAAAAGTGGTGCTTCTAATGTTATTGGTGAGCAAGCCGCTAATGCTTGGTGGGAGAAGATGGTCTTCTTCGGCAGATATTGTTTTAATAAATCCCACGCTCTAGCTTATTCGCTGATTACTTATCGTTGTTTATACCTTAAGGCTCATTATCCTGCAGAATGGTGGGCAGCAGTTATGACCGAATGTCACCGTGATAAACTTGGTCATTATATGAGTGCAGCCAAATTAGATGGTGTGGAATTCGGAACGATTGATATTAATAATTTAACCCAAGAATTTACAGTATTAAATGGTAGGGTTATTCCTGGGCTTAAAGCAGTTAAGGGTGTCGGTGGAAAAGCAGCTGAGGCGTTTACTAAGATTCCTGGCCCATTTATTAATATTGATGATATGATATCAAAGTGTGGTAAACATAAAATAGTCTTTGAGCGGCTGATAAAATTAGGTGCGTTTGATAAGTTGCATTCCAATCGTCGTGGTTTATGGGTATGGTATAAATATAAATATTGCTCAGGATCTGATATCCGTGAACTTAAAAAACAGGTTGATCTTGAGTTTGCATGGCCGGAACAAGATGTGCTCAATAGACGTGTTAAACTTATTGCTGAATATAAGCAACTTAATCCGAAAAAGAAGAAAATCCCAGTTGGGTTGCTTAAATGGCGTCCTAAGCCAATCTTAACTAGAGAACAAGTAATAAATTTATTTAATGATTATGATATAAGCGAGCGTCTTGTGATAGAGAAGAATATGCTTGGTTATTATTGGAGTTCACCATTATTGATGTACCATACGCGTGGGTTTACAATTAAGAAGGCCAAAGAACAGAGTCTGGCTAGTGAAGAAGCCATAATTGTTAAAATAGAAGCTGTGGTAGAGAAAGTAGAAACCAAACGTGCCAAGGCTAGCGGTAGTTTTTTCTATATAATGCATTTAACTGATGGGGTTCAGGTTACGGATGTTGTAATTTGGGCGGATGTTTATAATGCTTGTGATAGGAGGGTGTTTGGTGATGGAGCTGGTGTAGAAGTTGATGTTGTGTACAATAAGGAGCGAGAGTCATTTAGGATAGCTAATGGTAGTGTTGTTATACCGTTACTACATAAAACAGTTGAAATTGACGATGGTGTTGTGATTAATGAGACGGTGAAAAAAGATCTAGGCGAGGATTTATTATGGTAGTCCATGTTGACCAGATTAGTAAAAAGCAAACTGGTATAATCTGTGATTTGTGTAACTCGACTTATATTGACAAATTTGAATATTATAATGCCAAATTAGATCTTGTTGAGGTTGATCGTCAAATTGGTAAAACCGGAATTAAGCATATTGATCGTCGTTGGTTAGACCTAGATGTATGCACTAAATGTATGAATGAGCTGTTAGAGCGGGTTAAGATGCGTGCTCTTGATCGGGGTGCTAATCCACAAGACCAAGCCAGTCCACAACAACCAAAAGACGATTGGACGACGAAATCATGAACCCATATGATAGAATTTCAATACAGATTGGTGAATATGAATTGACAGCTAGGCCGATTGATTTTATATTCGAGGATGGAGAACCCAAGTTTGCTAATCAATATGAAACTACATGTCCTAGTTGTTCCAATATGATTCATTTTGATAAGGATGAAACAACAAGTAAGGTTAATGTTCAATGCTCAACATGTGGTTATGGGAAGACAGTTAGTGATGTGGTTAAAGCCGATAAACTGGAGGTTGTAGCTGCTGGACAGATAATTGGGCAAAAGAAACAGTTAGTTCAAGTTGAATGTCCGTTTGTTGATCCAATCGAACTTGGCTTATTTGATTTCGATGTTACATGAATAATTTAATACTGGGCAGTGGCTTAATTGCTTGTTTGGCTAAAAAACTGCTTGGGCCAGGGTGGTCATTTATATCATTTAAGAAATCACGTTATTATTCGTTTGATATACCATTAGCCGATGATTTTATACGATGTGATAAAGATATTGATACGGTTAGTGCGGAGCTTGGCTTAGGTGGGCCGATAATAATTTATAAGCGACCGTTTTCATATCGTGGGCAATTAACTAATTCAACAGAGCCAATAGTGATTGATCCATATGTTCAGAAGGTTTATAAGGGTCGCTACATACCAGGCGAATTATTAAAGACTGTTTTTTCCGTTTATGATGTTAGAGCACTTCCATTATATACGAAATTAAGTGAACAATCCTGGGATCAGATACAAGCTGGTGCACAGTCTAAGTTATTAGGTATTGATCTGAAGACAAGGGCATTGCGTCTATCCGATGGGCGATCAATTGAGTATGAGCGTTTGATTAGTACAATTCCACTTAATATTTTGTATGCTCTTTGTGGTCTTGATGCTTCGATTTTAAAAGCAAGACCAGTATGCCATTATAGAGTCCAGAGTAATAAGGTTGATCTTGAGGGTGCTGAGCAAGCATTAGTTAGTGATCTTGATATAGAGTTTTATAAAGTTACAAAGTTGTCAGATGGTTATATATTTAATACTTTCGAGGCGATTGAGAATCCATATTTATACTTTGGTAAGTTTTTGGGATATCAACTTGATATAGTTGAGGTATTGCGAATTGATGAATCTGTTCCTATTGGTGAACCACCAGATATGAAAATATTTAGTGATGCTGGGATAATATGTGTGGGTAGTAATGCACAATGGGATGATTTCATGGATATTGCTTCATGTATTAAGAGGTTGATTAATCTCAAGTGAATAATAGGATATGCCGTCTTCTCGTCTACTAATAATCTTGTAGTTGTTACCACGACGCTTGACTAAGTTCCTTAGCCGCAACATTATTCCAGATAGGTTATTTGATTTGGTCATTGTCAATATTTCTGTTCCTGATAATTCTTGTTTGTTAGCGGCAGCATTTAACATATTTGCTAATAATGTTTCTATAATATCACTATATGTTTGTTTTTGTTGGCGCTTCTCAATTACCTTTTCGAATGCTGCTTGTTCTTTCTTATTTAAATCAATTACTTTATCGATTTTGTCGCTGGTTGGTTGTGATATAGGTAAGCGTTTGATCGTCTGTTCAGGATCGATCCCAAGGTCAAGGTTAACAATCTCTATCTTTTTACTCATTTGTATTTAATTAATGGAGATTTTATGGACCTCATTAGAAGTTGTATCGTCTGTGGTTCCACCCAACATCTAAATACTAAGATGACAGTTAGCCTAAATAATGAGGCATATGATATAATAATTTGTGATGAGCATTCTGACGACATAACGCCGAAGAAAGCAAAAGAATTAGTAACAGATAAAGTAAATGACTTACAAAAGGCACTTGATGTTTTGAAGCAATTTGGTATGAATGTAGGCAGTTCTACCCAAAGTGGTATATTAATAGCAAAACAAGAAGCAAAACAAGAAGCAAAACAAGAAACACCATTACTAAGTGAAGTGCAAATTCAACCAGAGAAGAAACAAAAGATGAAAGTTGCATTCTCACTTGACGAAGAGGTTGGTGTACAAGCAGCAGTTGTGAGGGTTGAGGATCGCCGCATGAAAGTGCCACCCAAATCAATTGGTGGTAAAATTCAAGGTGATGGAGAAAGTGAAACAGTCAATATTGAGCAGCATCAGCCATTAGATAATGCTCAATCAAAAGACATTAAGCCAGGTAAATTAACATCTAGAATCAAAGAAGTACAGACGGTGCGTGGACGCGGTGGCGCACCAGTCACCATACCAAGATCAATACAACATAATTTCGGTGGAGAAACCAATATCTCCATAGTTGACACTGGTGGTGATAAAACCATACAAGAACATTTTAAAGCAGCTGCGGACCGATCAAAGAGTGGGGGAGAGTTTCATATATTTGGTCGTGATGGATATAGTGTAATTGAATGTCCGTTATGTAAGGGTTCATTAAAGGTTAAGAATAAGGGTGAGACAATCGTGTGTCCGAAATGTAAGGGTACTGGCATATTAAACCGTTAGCGGAATCGTTTACCTCTGCTTGGCATGATATATCTGAAACGATCTGGTATGACTGGAAAGTAGACTGTACTAATTCGGTCAGCACCAGCATTTGTCTTCCATGTTTCAAATAATAGCAATGCTAATTTAGCCTTAGTTTTGTTAATTTGAACGTTAATAAAAAAGTAAGTTGATCTACGCTGAATGAATTCATTATAATTTCGATCAATTAATCTAAATTGGCTTGCCTTAGTAACGTTAAAGGTGGGTGGTGATATTTGAAATATATTATATTGACCAGGGTTAATACCAAATCGAGCAGCAGCGCGTCGTAGCGTTAGTTCTTCTGCGAATGGTATCATATCAAATTGATTATGGTTGTTTTGGTATATTTCGTCAATTTTGGCTATTTCGATATTATTAGTCAAGCTGAATTGACGCGATGGTGTTGGGAATGGTTTTGTGTTCATATAGCACGCATGAAAGATCCACCAAAGTATTTTTTCAGCCGTGGTTTGGTCTCAATATATGCATCGTAATGACCACCAGTATGACTTGCTGCTGGTGGTGATTGGAAATGTAGTCCGTTATCTTTCCACATATATTGTTTTTTAGTTTTAAAATGTTGAAGTGATGAATTAGCGCTAAGCGTTAATTCAAGTGGTGTCTTGGTGTGTAGGTCACTTAATTTCATTCTTAGCCGGGGCAGGTCCACCGCCAGAATACGGTTTTGTGATTTTAGTTTCTCTGTTATTAGCTTCTCTGGTCATTGTGGCAATTTCACCGAGATCAGGATGCCAACCTGATTCTTTTTCTTCGAAGTTTTCGCCACCGAGTTCTTCAATGGTTTCTTTTAGGTATTTAATTGCATTTTTGCGTTCTTCTAGTGGTATACCAATTGCTGATAGTCGTTTGTCTAGAGCAATTGGGAACGTAGGGTCATTTAGGTATTTGTAACTATGAATGTCGTGGAATGCTGATGTTATGCTTTCATGAAATGGTGATTCGACTGATTTCATAGCATATGTGTATTCAATTGAGTTCCATTGGTGTTCGAATCGGTGTGTGATTTCTTTATCAGGCTTGCCTTGAACGATGCCCAATTTACTTTTAGAATCCTTAAATAAGTTGTGGATTGCTTCAAGGATGGCGGTTTCGGTATCGTTCATATGGGTAGTCCTCCTACTCAGTGTAAATATTTTTGACATGATAAGACGATTTGATCTGGTTATGCTTAAGACCACGCGCAGTATCGTATGGATGAGCGGGCCTAGTAGTAAACCTGCTGATCCACATGGTGTTTGGACTGTCGTTGCTGGTGTTAATGGTGATAGAGTTTTGATGTTAGCGAAGGATCAGACTTTAATACAAATTCCTTGTGATGATGTTCTACATGTGGCTAATTACGATATAAGTGCTACTATGAATCAAATTAGACGTATTAGAACTTTAAGTGACTTGAAAGCATATCGTTTAGCCGGATCTAAGGAGAATCAAGGTGGCGAAAAACAAGAAACCAGATGATAAGTTACAAGAGGTTATTAAATCAATTCATGGTGAGGTTGGTGACGATTCTATTAGACAAGGCATCCTTACCGGTGGTGTTTTAAAATGTGAATCAATATCGACACGTTGTCTCGCACTTGACCATGCACTAGGTGTGGGTGGGGTTCCAAAGAGGAGAGTAGTTGAGATTTTTGGTCCTGAGGGTAGTGGTAAGACGACATTGGCGTTGACAATAGTGGCTGAATGTCAACGTCAAGGTGGAGTTGCTGCGTATATTGATGTTGAAAATGCTATTGACCCAGGGTATGCTCAACATATTGGTGTGGATCTGGATTCTTTGTTGTTTTCACAACCAGATTATGGTGAACAAGCAATTAAGATCTGTCAGAAGTTAATTCAATCCCATATGGTTGGTGTAATAGTTGTTGATTCCGTTGCTGCGATGGTTCCGAAGGAGGAACTAGATGGTGAGATTGAAGACAAACAAATGGCACCTCTAGCTAGATTGATGAGTAAGTCACTTCGCATGTTGTCATCTGATGTTAATAAGTCAAATGTTTGTTTAATCTTTATTAACCAGATTAGAGAGAAAGTTGGCATGATGATGCCAGGTGCAAATCGTGAGACGACACCAGGTGGTCGTGCATTACGATATTATTCATCAGTTAGAATGGATATTCGTAGGAAGATGGGCATATCAGAAATGGTTGATGGTGCTAAACAAATGATTGGTAATCTTACATTAGTAAAGGTGATTAAAAATAAAGTCGCACCCCCATTTAGGAATGCCGAATTTGCCATTATATTTGGTAAGGGTATATCCGAGGCTGGTAGTCTTTTAGATCTTGGTTGTAAGTTTAAGTTGATTGATAAGTCTGGGTCGTGGTTTTCATATAATGACCAGAAAATTGGCCAGGGTTGGTGGGCATCTGTTAAGTTTCTTGAGGAGAATACGGATATTTTGGCTGATCTTAATATTAAGCTTAGGGAGAAACTTCTATCCAAATCTAATGAGGAAGTGTTCGTTGGTGGTGACGATACCGACGATGCAGAGAATATAGAGTCAGGCGAGAGCTAATGTCAGGTGATAGAACAATACTTCGGCCACCGCAAGCCCGCTTTGCAATAAATGAGGTAGTCTATGTTAAAGCATCCGCAGTAAGAGGATTTATTGAACCAATCATCGTAACTGGTGTTAGATATGTGCCAGCCATTAATGAATATGTTTATAAATTTAGTCGCGAATTTAAAAAGGGTATTGATAACTCAATTGAACCAGTAGCACGAATGACATTAACACAAATTGAATTGCGTGAATCACTAATCATGATTCTATGCGAGGCACTCGATACTCAGATCCGTGTTCTTAATAAAGAATTAGACGATGTGCGAAAACAGTTTACCGATAATTGTGTCGAACCACAACCAGCACAAGATCCACCAGCACCTGTTAAATTTAAGCAGATGATTATTACGACGATACCGCGCTTTGGATATAATGAGTTTGTGTATTTGAGAGAGTCGGCTGAAGTGCTTGGACGCCTTGAAGGGTTTAGAATTGACGGCATTGAGTGGAATACTGATTTAAATCAATGGGTGTATGTGTTTACGATTACGCCAAGGCCAGGTAAGCACATGACGGTTGGGGATCGTGGTGATATGACTTATAATCAGATTATTAAGTACCCAGAGGTTGATTTATGTAAGATATGTGAGGCGCTTCCATTAGCCGTGAGTTTTTTGGAACGAGCGGTGGCGAGAGCAGTTTTTAGACAACAAGCGTATTGTCCTGATAGTTCCGGATCTGCATAATGGAAATACAAGATGACGTTGCCGTTGATGAACGACAGCGGCGTGCTTTTGGACCACATGAAGAAATAGCAATTATATCATTATCATTCGATCAACCAGAGTTCTTCTCAGCAGTAATTGGCTATCTGCGTGATGAACATTTTGATAGGTATGAAGCAAAGTTTGTATTCAACATAATTAAGTTCTATTATGATAAACACAATATAATCGTTACTAGACCAATGTGTATTGATGTTGCCGAACAGACGTTAACCGCCGACGATCCACATGATGATGTTATATCACTAATTAAGCGTGAGTCAGATCCAAGGGAAGTCCCCATAATTACTGAACGACTTATGGAATGGGCTAGACGAAAGCAGTTTAGTTTACTTTACAGTAAAGAGGCGCTTGATGCCCATGAGCGTGGTGAATATCAATACCAAGAACAGGTGATTGAAGATGCACGACGCATAGTGAATTTTGGTACAGATATGTTATGGATGTTTGATGATTATGAGAAGTTGTTCGTGGATGAGAAAGAAGAAAAACTTACGACTGGTTTTGCATCTCTTGATTCTTGTTTGAATTATGGTGGACCAGTTAGGCGTGATACTTTTTGTTATCTGGCTCCTACAGGTGTTGGTAAATCGATTGCATTGAATCATACTGGTATTGCTAATATTCGTAGAAGAAAGAATGTTCTGCATGTTACGTGTGAAATGCCAAAATTACAGGTTGGATATAGATATCTAGGTGGTTTTACCGAATTGAAGGTACGAAGCAGACTTGATAAGAAAATACAAATGATTGAGAGTTTACGTGCCGTAAAAGCAACCTATGGTGCTGAATTAATTTTAGTTGAGTATCCTCCTGATGAGATTAGTGTTGATGCTATTCATGCTTTACTTGATGCGTTGAGACGCATCCATGGTGTAGTAATTGATGTTGTAATTCTAGATTATTTGGAATTGTTACTTTCAAGAAGAACCGGTGGACGTGATGATGAATATATGCGTCAAAAACGCGTCAGTACCGAATTCGCCAGACTTGCCGTAAAAGAGAATGTATTCGGTGTGACAGCTAGCCAATCGAACCGATCCGGGATGGACCCGCTTAATACGAAAGGTTCAGACAATGTAATTGAGTTAAATAAAATGGCAGAAAGTTTTGGTAAAGCGATGCCATTGAGTTATGTTGTAACCATTAATCAGACTAAGCAAGAATATGAAATTGGTAGAGAAATAGTCCATGGTGATACAAAAGAGCAAGCGATAGAACGACCGGTTTCAGCGGCACGATGTCGTTTATATATTGCTAAGAATAGAAATGGTCCTAAGTTTAGAAGCGTAGGTAGTACCATTAATTATGAAACTATGGTTATGCGAGAACAGGGATTTATAGATACAATTATACGGCCTGATAAGGAAGCTATAAATACAGATAATAGAGGAAAGAACAAGAAGAAAAAATGATTGGCTCTATTCGACAGCATCAGAATTGGCACATAGTGTTTGGGAACGACCAAAAACAAGTTCTTTATTATGCCGAAAGACCAAGTTTTAAGTTTCCAGTTAAAGAAGAACAACGAGATGGGAAGACCATACTTAAATCTGATGGTAAACCACAATGGCAAAATATTCTACTAGAGATACCAACTAGGCATCAAGAGCATACGGCGGAATGGCTCCAGAAAAAAGATAAGCATAGTATAATTTTATTGTTAATAAATCATAGTGAACAAGTTATTGAGGAGTGGTTTGTTCAAGATGCTAAAATTATACATATAAATTATGGGAGAGCACGTGCGGTTGATTTAGATGTAGTACGTGTGCAAGTATCATATGTATGGGCACGTAGGAGAAAATGATGCGATACGATTACATGTGCGAAAAGTGTAGTACCGATAAACATCATTTTGTATTCGAAATAATACATGGTATGAAAGAGAAACCAACTATTAAATGTCCTCAATGTAATGGCATTAAGACACATGTGACTTTCATATCAGTACCAGTGACCTATATTAGAGGTTATGGTTGGCTTGACAAAGCCGGTAGACGTAGAGACATGAACCTATATAAGCTAATTAATGATGATCCATACAACCATATGCGTGAGAAGGGTGAGAAGGACGATCTAGCGAATAAGTTACGTAAAGGTGGAAAGTTCAATCCAAAACGTCGTCATTTTAGCCCAAAATCTAAGTAGTTTGGTATTTTATCAACGATGCGTCATATTCTGACATTATTTGATTATGCCCATACTCCGCCACGGCCATTACAATCAGTTGTAATATATCAAGATTCAATTGAGTTTTTTGAATTTTACTTGCCAGGCATAGGTCTCACTATTAAGCAAATTAAAGAAGCAATGTCTAGATTTAGAGTAATGTTGTTGGATAAATTATGTATTAACGATTATAAATCGCATATATTAAACTTTAATCTTGAACCAGGTCCGATCATATATGATTATGCGATTCCAGAATTACATATTAAACCAAGTGATGTGCAACATGGTAGAAAAATCTTATTAAGATTAGCATCAGAATTGTGTAACATTAACCCATGCCAATGGCAGAAATTATTAGCTGATGTTGAATTTGTATATGCTGATCTTGATTTAAAGAAGATACGACATGGCCATAAGGTCATATCAACAAGATATAGCCTTGATACATTTACGGGTAGGTCTAAGACACTTGGTTTTAATGTTCAGGGCACTACAGATGAATACGACATTAGACCAATTCATGATGATCTTAATTTGTTTGTGCATTTTGATTGGCTTGCCGCTGATTTACGAATGGCCGCTTTTATGTCTGGTGACCAACAAATGGAAGCATCATTCTTAGAATCAGATCCGTATACATATATTGAATCCTATCTGCATGATCCGGAGTATAGTAGAGATCGATGTAAAGGTGAATTAATTAAGGCGCTATATGCTCTTAATGTTAATCACCCGATTATTGAGATATTCCCACAGTTTAAGTCGTGGTTGGTGGATCGATTACAGTTAATGCGTAAACAAGGTTATTTAGATAGTATCTTAATGCGACGTTTTATTGTTGAAGCCAATAATGAGTTAAGTGTTTTTAATGGGCAATTTCAGGGTAGTGTAGTCCATGCGATGCAAGCGGCTTTAGTTAAGATTAACGATAGGTTTCCTAAGTATTTGTTTGCGGAGGTGCATGATTCAATAATTATGTGTTGTAATGAGGAGGTAGTGCCGCTGGTTATTAATGAAGTATCTAAAATAATGTTGCAACCGTTGGATGGTTGGGTTAATCCAGCTCCGCGAATGCCGATCAAAGTTAGTGTCGGAGATCGATGGCGCAGATGGAAAAAACTAAGAGTACATAGATGAATCAAAGGCGTAAAGAGAAAAAGAGAAAAAGAAGAGAACAACGAGTAAGAGAAAAAAGACAAGCGCAAAGGAAAACAGAGCAAAGGAAACGAGTGCTAGAAGCGGAAGAACGGGCAAAAAGTGAAGAGATAAAGAAGCAAGCAGTTGAGTTGGACAAGTTGTTGCAACAAGCCCACCGCGACTAATTCTACACTCTCACATCATTAACGTATCTGATGCTGACGAGGTGTTGCATGGGTTGGGTTGCTAAACATATTAGTTCTGAAATTGCCGAATACGTCTTCAACATACGTATAACCCTAACTAATCGTAGCTTGTTTCAACGTGATGTAAGGCCCGATCTAACCATTGATTTTGATGGACTTGAGAACCAATTGGCCGAGTTGCCTGAGATGCTATGTTTCTTTGATCAATTATTAGCAGAACAACGTGCAACTGTTTCTACACTAGAAGCTGAACAGGAGGTGACCAAAGCAACAATCATTGACGAAATAATTGATCGTTCACGGCAACAAGGGATAAAGACAAGCGTTCAAGTGATGAATAATATAATCAATGCTGATGATCGCATGACGCTTCTACAAGCTAAAATCATCAAAGAAGAGAAAGCCGAAAACAAGATTCGGGCTGTAGTTAATGCTCTTCAACGTAAATCAGACCATCTTAGAAGTCTGGCTGGCTTCAAGAGGGAAGAGAAAAAACAAGCATAGGAGGAGCAAACCATGTCTGCAATGCCAACACGTGAAGAGCTACTGAAGAGGATGCGCAAGAAGCAAGATGAGCGTACTAGTAGACGTAGGGACCCAGATCAGTTCTCACCACCGCAGATTAAGGACAATAGCAAGTCTGTTTTTTATTTTAGAGTCTTGCCGGAACTCCACAAGGGAGATAAGTGTGCTGGTGGTCTGTGTGAAATTGACAATGATCTGTGGTATTATGAGAATGGTGCTCACTGGTATCAGAAAGAGCGCTTTGAATGTCCGCGTGTTCACGATGGGAGGGAGTGCTCTCTCTGTCAATTGGGTTTTGATTTGATGGAGAGTGCTCCAGATAAGGCTGCTAAGACGCAGATCGCACAGAAGTATCTTTCCAGACAAGGATTTGCGGTTAACGTTTATTTCCTTGATGTGAAGACGAATCCGGAAGAGTTACGGGGTAAGGTTAAATGGTTTAACTTACCGATTACCCTGTGGCGCAAGATGGATGAGTGCATAAGTAGTGATGATGCTGGTGATGAAATTGATCAGAAAGCACATGGAATTTTCTACCACCCATATGAGGGTGGTTATACATTCAAACTGATTGCCCAGAAGAAGGGCGATTGGAATGATTATTCTGAATCGAGTTTCTTGCCAAAGTCGTTCAGCCCATTGATGGTTGCTAGTGATAAGAACGATCCTGATGATAAGACGATCGAAGAGATCCTATCTAAGCGGATCGTTCTGCAGACACGGTTTGGTGAACGTAGTGTTGAGAAGTTACACATGCTCGTGAAAAAGATCGAGAACATCAAAGCTGGTGTTGAGGATGATGCTGAGGAAATCGATCCTGACGATGAAGCAGCTGAAGCTCCAGTGGGGTCATCGTCAAAATCACAGCAATCACAATCAAAGGCAGCTGCATCGAGCACAAAAACTCAGGCAGCCCCAGCTCAGGCAGCCCCAGCTCAGGCAGCCCCAGCTCAGGCAGCCCCAGCTCAGGCAGCCCCAGCTCAGGCAGCCCCAGCTCAGGCAGCCCCAGCTCAAGAGGCTCAGGCAAAATCTGCAGCCACAGCAGTAGCTGATGATCCAGAGCTTCAAGAGCTTCTTGGTTCAATTAGATCAAGAAAGAAATAATTGGAGTAGCTAGGCGACGATAATAATTTGTCGTCGCCTAGCTATATTTACTATGTATGAACATATGGTAATTGATACTAGGAATGCAATATATAGAGCTATATATGCTAACCTATCAGATCGAAACAATCAAGACATTGAAGATATTGTAATTCTGTTCAGATTTATTAGTAGCTATATTCATCGTCTTAAACCCAAGAATATTCACTTTATATGGGATTGCCCAAAAGCACAAGTATGGCGGAAACGAGTATTGCCAGAATATAAAGAAGGACGCGATCTAACTCACGATGGTAAGCATGAGCAGGGAGGCATTGATGAGTCATTAGTACGCTGTACGACAGTATTGGGTGAAATGATACCACATCTTAATGCTAGATCCTACGCAGTAGAGAAGCAAGAAGCAGATGATCTAATATATGCTTTTTGCAAGCAAATGAACGCATCGAAAACAATTATAATTAGTAGTGATGGCGACTTTAAACAAATACCATATCATTTCAAAAATGTTTCCTTATTCAATCCGTTAGCTAAAGATAAACAATTGTTCGAACATGGTATGGATGACCTTGATGTTGTGGAATTAAAATGTTTTATGGGAGAACGTGCTGACAATATACATGGGTATTATCAGATTGGACCAGTTAGGGCTAAAGTCTTAGTTGATGATTTGAAGAAACGTAGTGAATTCTTTAAAGAAAACGATACAGAAATATATCTGCGTAATAGAGCACTAATTGATTTATCATTGTGTCCGTACTTACTTAAGAACATGTATTATATTACTGAAATAATATCAGAGGAACCAAAATTCGACCAAACTGCTCTTAGGGGCATTATTCAAAAATACAAAGTGCGTGGGTTACTAGGTGAATATACTAGGGTGATTTTACCATTTAAGTTAAACCTCGCATGTGGAGGTGAATAATGGCTGTTGAAGTCCACATAGCAGAGTTAGCCTACCTTAATGTATTGCCTGATGGCCGCGTTGTACGACGTAGTAATCAGGCAAACCTCTCTATTAATGAAATGCTCAAATTTGACACCGAATTCAGAGTAACTGCTGATTCAGGCAATACTAACACTAATGGATCACCAACTATTAAAACGTATCTAGAAAGAGAAGCGGCTGATGGTTTTGAGCCAGTGCAAGTTTTTCAAACGATGATTATAACCAAAAAGGTGACATAATGAAGAAAATTGGGGCGATCTTATTACTGGTGTTTGTAGCAGGGTGTGGTGCGCCTAAGGCTGTACGTGATTCAATAAAAGACAAACATGCTCAGTTATACTCATATGTAAAGCGCATTGATGATACTGAACCCAAGAATGATCCGACTCCAGAACAGAATAAAGAAATGATTAGAGCGTGCGCACTCGATTATGAGTCACTTGATAAAATCTTGAACAACTGGAAACCATCCGCGAATATGGGTGAGACAACTCTAGAAAAGAAAGATCCAGAGAACAAGTAATGGATACAGCTTGGATTCAGGAATTGATTCGTGTCCTTGAAAAGGCACTTAAGGATGATGGTAAGATCAAATTCCTTATCCCACCAAAAGAAGAGATTTTAGTAGAAATCAAAGAAGAATTCGTCAAATTAATTAAGGTTAATCAACAGCGTCTTGCACAGATTAGTAAAGAAGCGTTTCAGCGTTTCCTTGAATTAAAGCGTGATGGTAAGGATTTTGAGGCATTAGTAGCTATTTATGATGCATTAGAGACCACAGAATTAGTTGAGAAGTTTAAAGAGGATTCAATTAAACTAGCTGAATTAGCACGACAGATCCAAGAAACTAGAAAATTTTGGTTAAAATTTTCTGAGCAGCTTGGTACACGTTTGGCCATGGGGTTGTTAAGCCTCGTAATAGCTTAAGGAGATAGGATCATGAAGAGACGAAACGTACTTGTTGTGCTTGGTATGTTTGTATTGTTTCTTACGCCAGGTTGTGGTGAGGCAGTGAAAATTGATGAAGCAATCACCAAGAATAAGGACAAAATTGTTGTAATAATCAAATCAGCCTCAGAAAGTGGCGTCGAACTTGGTTTAAAGAAATGGTCAGAAAAGCAACCAGAAGCTGCTAAGGAAGCAGCCGTGGCTATCAATCGAAACATTAATGAACAACTACTTCCATACCTAAATGGTAGTCAGCTTCCATCCTCAGCAGAGGTACGTGAATTTATTAATTCGTCATTATTCAAGAATGTGCCAAATGAAATCAAATTGGCCGTTGTTGCCGCTGCTGCCGTGCTGGATATTTATTTGCCAGTCCCAGATAGTGGCACTTTCTTAAAGCCAGATCATGTTGATCTTATTAAGGCTTTTCTAGGTGGTATTTCTAATGGAACTAAAACATTTATTGATAAGGCTGAGCCGGTCTTCAGTGCTCCAGCAGTTAAGAATACTTGGATTACAGGCTAAATAAGTACATAAGAGACGCCCACTGGACCAAAATCAGTGGGCGTTTTTATATTTGTGTCGTCTGTTCTCTGGTAGTGCTCCACCATTTTGTGCCTTAGCGAAATTACAATTAAAACACAATACTTGATAACCTGGTGGGTAACCATTCTTATTTAACCAATTATATGTCCGTGTACCACCACCGTTATTTCGATGGCCTATATTATTTTGTTTGCCTAATTTTTTCCGATGACTTGCACCATCGTTGTTTATATGATCAATGGTTAATATTATTAAATCATCTTCGCCGCACCAAGAACATTTACGACCACCATAAGCATCAAATGCTTTAATTTTAGCTTTTAGACGACTTAATCTTGATATTTCATTAGTCTTCACTTGATTTTTTAGTCTATATCCTTGAAAATATAATTTCATTTTATTTTTATAAGTTGATTGCTGTTTGGGTGTTAATAATAACCAATTAGTCTTCCTCATGTTTGATTGCTTTGATGTAGGTTTTTTCTATTTGCCGGAAGAACCCCATTATAAAATGATTTAGCGAAATTACAATTAATACATAATATCTGAAAGCCAAGTGGATAATGATTGATTTTCAACCAAGTGTAGATTCGTGAACCTTGTATTTTATATCCTCCTTTATCTAAATGTTTAGATCCATTATTGTTTATATGATCAATAGTTAATGTAGTAATATCATCTTCGCCACACCAAGAACATTTACGACCACCATAAGCATCACATGCTTTAATTTTTAAATCGAATCTAAGTTGTTTGTGATACTCTTTAATTTTATTCCTATTGTTTTGTCTGTATTCTAGTGCGCGTTTTAGATACATGTCATGATGCGCTATCCTGTGTTTCTTCTGGTAAGCTTTTATTTTCTCTTTGTTTTTCCATGGCATATTCAATCTCCAATTTTTGAGTAGTTTCCTTAAATGAAATTATATTATGGCGTGTTGGCTCCTGCATTAATAACCAATCCCAAACTTCGTTATGATGTTCAATCATCCATCTTGCAAAAGCTATTGGTGCTTTATGTGGCGACAATATAAAACTAAATCGATGATGGGCGGCACATAAAAGTATGCCATTTTTTATTATATGCCGATGTGAATACATTTCTCTCGGTATGAGATGGTGCGATTGCGTCCAATCAGCACCACCGCATACCGCACATCTGCCTGCATAGTTGATATATACAAGTTCCTTCCATAATTTATCAGCTTTGTGCCGCCACAGAGGGGAATTTGTATTATCGAGTTTCTTTTGTAATTTGCTCTTCTTTTTCATCAATTATATTTAACTGGAATATCGCCGTGTGCCAGCACCATAAATAGTATTGGGATATGCTATTATCATAAACAAGTAGCTAAATAAAATTAATTAAGGATATGGTAAAGGAGGGTGTTATGGGTTGCTGTGGACAGAAGCGAGTACAATACAGAGCTGGTGCGATGCAGCAGATTACAGTGAAGCATGCTCAGCCGCGCCAAGTACCACGGAAATGTCCACGATGTAGCTGGCCCATGGCTAATTTACTGACAATGAAGAATAAGGTCAAGATTACATCATGGGTATGTAACAATAAGAATTGCAGATATAGGATCAATCAATGATTCAGGCATTAATTATATGGGCCGGTGCAGTAATATTCGTAGAAGCAATAACTGAAATAATCATATCATCAGAGATTTTGTTTAGATTTAGAAACTTCATAACTAAATTAAATAGAAATATTCTTGGTAAGTTAATTAGTTGTGGTTACTGTATGTCAGTATGGGTGTCAATATTGATTGCATGGTCCTTACCAGGTTGTATTACATCAATTTGGTTACTTGACGTAATAATTAAGATCTTTATCTTACATCGTTGTTCTAATGTGATCCATGAATTGTTCTCACGATGGTTTAAGCGGCTTCCATGGTATGTGATTGTTGCAAAGAATCAGATTGACGATCTACCAGATAAGATTGAGGTTGATGATGAACAACATTGAACGCCTCCAAGAGGCAGCTAAACCGGTTGAAGTTCGGACGTTTGATGATATCAGGCGAGTTCTCTTACCGATCTTATCGGATAAAACCAAGGATGTACCGATCGTTTTTGATTGTAAGTTACCATGGAGTACCGATAATGATAGTGGAGTAGATGAGGTTAAGTGTTATAGTAATGATGCTTCATTATATAGGATATTGATTGATGGTATGAATATGGTTAAGCGTCATCAAGAAGCGGTTGAGAGGGCGAAAGCCACATATGATGAGCTTGATAAGGATGAACTACCAAGTTCAGCTACGGCTTTGCTAAATATTGACGGTGTTAAATTTAATGTCGATTTGTTGATTAAGCGTCGATTAGGCGGAGTTCGAAATGGATTAAGGGTTAGATGGACGGTGCAAGAGGGTATGTATGAATTTGATCCATATACTAAGCGATTGTTCGAGGTTGGACGTTAGTATGCGGAGGTCATCATGCCTGATGTCACAGTAAAATCATCACGTGTCCCTGACCAGAATGTTGAATTGGCCCGTTATCGTCCGCTTGCGGCTTGGAAGCCGACGATTGGTGATTTCGTGATATGGCATGGATGGTTTCTAAATCGGTGGTATGGTGTTATAAATTCAATACTTGATAATGAAGTAACTGTTATTACTGAGGGTTTGCCGTGTTTGTTGTTCACGTTGCCCGAATCGGAACGTGAAAAACACCTCGTGCATATTCCTTTATATAAAATCAAATCATCTCGTGGTGGTGAATATCACATTGAACAAAATGGTGTTTGGTATTTCTAATGGCAAAAGAACTAGTACCTAAGCTATTATCATACCCACGAATCTTAAACATTGATGATATGCCACAATTGCGTGATAAATTCTGTTATGTTGTTAAATCATATCCATTAGAAGGTATTGCATTGTTAATATATAGACATAATCAACAAATCAATACACAGTTTGGGCGTTTTAATGGTGAATGTTTAGACCCTACCGTAAATGGGCCATTTTCAACTATAATTACAAATATTCTAAGTAATTATTATCAAAAATTAGCAATGTTAATGAAGTATATTAATATTAACCAAGCCATATTCTATTTTTCAGAATGTCAGGGTGAATTAAGAGTGGTTGACATTAGGGTTTCCCTGAATAAATTTTGTGGCCCCGGATGGTTACAGGATTTTGTTGCAAAGGTTGGTATTCCAACCCAGGAACTGGTTGGTAAACCGGTACATCTGATTGAGGACAATTTGAAGAAGATAAAGGATAAGATTGGTGAATATTCTACTGGTGCTTTTATCGTAAAACCATCAGCATTCAAATTTATGATACATGGTGATGAAGTAATACCAATGTATGGGTTAATAAAATGAAATTGACCGTTTTGCGTGATGATGTTTTATCAGCCATTAATATCCGCGAGACAGGTGGAATGTTTAGCCATAAGATACGGAACAAAATGGGTAAGGTTTGGCAGCCAGTTGATTATAATCGAACGAGTAAAACGCGCAGCTGGATGAATGCCAAGAAGGTATATGCAGCGACCACCAGTATTGATAAGCCGTACGCCGAACAGGGTTTATAACTGTATTTAACAATCAATGGTTATATTCATGGCTGGCATGCCATCATCAGGTAAATCATTTGTAGTTTCCCGTCTAATTGAAAAGACTCGTCCTGATTTATTGGTTATTAATCCGAAGAGTTTCAGATCTGATTTATATGAGAAGCTTACAAAGGATGAACAACGTAACCAGGATCTTGCCGCTTGGGAAGTGTCACTTGATTTATTGACTGAAAAGATTAAGGAATCGGTTAAGAAGGAGATTATAATTTACGATACTTGTTGCGCCACATATCAAGTTATGGAAGCATATTTCAAATTAGCTAAGAAATATAAACATCAGGTTGTATACGTGTATGTTAAGGCTAATCTTGATTCTTGTCATCGTAGAACCAAGGATGGATTAAGTCCTGAATTGGAACAGAAGTATATTGATAAATTTACTGACAGCATACCTAAATTGACCAAGTTGTGTGATCATCGTATTATTATCGAAAATAATGATGATGTTGATCCAGATATAAGTAAATTAGTTGAAATAACTCGGTGTGTTGAGATATGAGTGATCTAATTGAATTTATGAATGTTTCTGGACGCATTATTATATTATCTGGGCCTCCTCCTGATGTAAAACGGGTACATCTTGCTAAAGCCGAAAGAAAAGTATTGCCAAAATATTTCACCAGGTATGTCCCACGATATCTTAAAATTGTTAAAGAAGATGCAATTGCTGGTGTTCCGCAAGGACCAATTCACAGAGTTGATATGACGAAGATTAAAGCTAAAGAGCTTGTGCGTAAAATCCAACAGCGAGAAGAACGCCGAGCTTATTTGGCTGAAATGCGAAAACGTGCATCGGTTAGAATTGCTAAGCAACAAGACGTAATACGACGTAAACCAATAGTAGGCTCAACCTCGATGCGATCGGAGGAAGCGAGCAATTATCTTCGTGAGCTGACTAAGCGCGTATCATTTTCCATATCGAATGATATTGGTGTAGGTATATTGAGTTTTAATAGGTTAGACTGCATTAAGAGATTAATTAAATCAATTAGAAATAACACCGATCTTTCAAGGACTACAGTTATAATTAGTGACGAATCAACTGAACCCAACGTACGTGAGTATTTGCACTCAGTTAGAGACATGGGTGTATTATTGAACAAAGAACGGTTAGGTATTGCTGGTAACACAAATCGGCTTCTAAAATGTCTTGAACGTTTTCGTTATAAAATTCTATTAAATGATGATGTGGAGATCCTTGGTAAAAATTGGGAACAACTCTATGTTAGGGCAATGCATGATACTGGGTTTCATCATTTTTGTATGCGACAATCGGGCGTTTATGGCGCAAAGGATTCAGATGGTATTGTTAAAGACATAAATGGCATCATGGTAAGGACAATTGATGAGAAACCACAAGGAGCTGTATTTGCGCTTGACCATGTTGCATTTGAACGGGTTGGTTTCTTTGATGAGACATTTGGTGTTTATGGCATGGAACATGTTGATTGGTCACATAGGGTTGAATTGAGTAGTATACAACCGCCCGGTTTCCATGATATAGTTGGTTCAGACCAGTTTTATAAGGTGCATCCTGATAAATCAGCAGTTGATGCCAGAACTATCTTTCTAGCCGAAGCTAGAAAGAGATATGAATCATTACGGCGCGATCAGAATCGCATTTATGTCAAACCAAGTGATAAATCTAAGGTATCAGGAGTATCGTTCATTATCCCTTTTCGGGAACAGGACCGAACAGATAGTATCCGTGTAGCCATACAGAATGTTAAAGCGCAGAAATATCCATACATCGATATTATTATTGCTGAGCAAGATTCTGATCGCCGTTTGAAGCTAGCAGAGATGGCTACGGTTAAATATGTTCTAGCCCGTAATGAATTTAGCAATCAGCCTTTCACTAAAGCTCTTGCCTTTAATAGAGGTTGTGTAGAAGCAAAAACTGATAAAATAATTCTGCACGACGCTGATATGTTAATTCAAGATGATTACACAGAAACAGTTTCTTTGTTGCTTGATACTTATGAGGGGCTGCATATTGGTAAAAGTGTTATTTGTTTAGATGAGATGACCACAAATAATATTGTTAAACATAATCAGTTAGATAATGATCTACATGCAGAAAGAAGTGTTCGGTATTTTGAGGGTGGTTCATTGGCTTGTCGGCGTAATACTTATATAATGATTGGTGGGCACATTGAAGAATTTATAGGATACGGTTGCGAAGATACGGAATTCTTCGCACGATTATCAGTTGGTTGCAAATTTCATAATAATAGGTTTATTGACCTTCTTCACATGTATCATGGTAGAAGCATTGGATGGAAACAACATCATGAAAAGAATAAACAATTGGAATTCAGATTATCTAAAGATTCGATGCAAGTTAGGTTCGCATTCGCCCACAAACGACTCGTTGCTAAATACGGTTATACTTCTAAATGAAACCTTCACTGATACACGTAATGACGCCCTGGAGAAACAATAAATGAAGAATATGGTTGCTAAATTAATATGGGATGAGCGCGATGCTAATCCAATAATCCCTGATGAAATGATGCCGAAGGATAAAGCTAAAATAACTGATAAACAACAATTACAAGGAACACCAAGAGAAATGTTATGTGAATTAGCTGGTAGAGTCTGTTATGACTCGTTGGGAGCTGGACGCTCTAGTGAAGAATATCATAAGCACATTCTTGATGTTAATCACCTTAGTACAGTTGAACATGCTTATTTCACAGTATTAGTCCATTTTGAAAAATTAAATGACCAATATCATGCCAGCCATATATTAATGAACCGACCAGGTATTTTTGTTAAACCAGTTAGGGCTGGACTCAATGAAGACAATACAGATCTAAGAATTACAGTTAATTTTAGAAATGTGCTTGATTTTGATAAGTGGTCAGGTGTATTACCAACAGACTTGTATGATAGCCCATTGTGTGAACAGCTTAAGCTGGTTTTATTCCATGCGTCCAAACAGTTGGCCCCTATTATTTTCCGCAATTTTAACGGTGATAAATCTAGTTTGTTATGGGAGTTGGTGCAGCCAGAACATATGATGGAGAAACATATTACCTTGTTTATGGCTGGTTCTCGTGGGTTCAGTCATGAAATGGTTAGACATCGATTTAATATTTCACAACGAAGCACACGATACTGTGATGAATCAGAAAGTACATGGGTTTGGCATCCGTTAATTGAAAAATTATCAGATGAAATTCATAAAAAACAATTAAATGACAGCAAACATGCATGTCAAGACGCATATGGGGTGACGGTTGAAGATCTTCAAAACCAGTTAATTAATTTGGGGATTGATAAGTTTAATGCTAGAAAACAAGCACGTGGTGCTGCTCGTGGTGTTCTAGGTAATGCTCTATACACAGAGATGTTCTTTACTGCGCCGGTCACCATATGGAGATGGATGTTGGATCTTAGAGCTACGCTAGCAGCCGATGCAGAAATACGCATTATTTTCAGTGATGCTCTGGAGGCTCTAAAGTCAAGCCAGTACGGTTCTTATTTTGGCGATTATGTTCTTGAGTCTAGCCCTGATGGAATAGGCTCGATAGCCGTCAAGAAAGCTTCGTAAAGCTCTCTGGCGTCCAAAATACCTTCCAGCTGCTACCAAAGCGTCCTGTTTGTTCACATTTTGCCTGGTGTGGCTCTTGAATAGAAGCTACCGGTTGATTATCAAAATAGAAAGTGATTAGTTCACCAGTTGCACATTTTGGCTTATTTCTAAATGCCCAAAATTCATAATGGTTAGGTGGTGGTTCATTCCAGAAGTGTCCACGTGCATTCTTTGGAACTTTAATTGTCATACCGTTAGATCCTGGTCGATTTGTTCTTTCATTTGACGCAGAAGAGCAGCTGCGCATCGTGCCGCATCATATTTATGTCCACCTGCTACTGCTAATGGTACTTTGGTACCTTCTTGTATGAATCCAAATGCGAATGTTTTTATGTGATGTTGTTCTAATACTTGACGTAGGTCTTTAAGGACGCTATTTGTCCATTCATCAATTGATGCTTGTGCTGTTTTCATCTCACCTTCATTCTTTATTATTCTAAGATCGATTGCGCTTGGATGCAAACTTTCCGATTGGATAGCTGGTTGTGGATCTGGTTGGGTAGTTGGTTGTGGATCTGGTTGGGTCTTTGGCATAATTAGCTCCTGGTATTTGATCACGACTGATGACTTTATATACGGTGCAATTATGGAACTGATTAAAACCGAACAAACCGAGCGAATCCTTGAGTTATATCGATTATTCAAACGAGCGATGCAGCGTAATGGCAGAATGATTTCATTTCCAAAAAAGACGGACCCAACCAAAACGTATTGTTGGCGATACTTAGCTAATTTTTTAGAAAAAGCTGATGAATTAGAGCTTGGTGATGAGATTTTACCGCGTATCGTGGATGCTGTGGTTGCACATGCTAAAGAACAAGGTTTACTGCATCGTGGCATTGCTGTCCTTGATCAAAAAGATCTGTTTGATGTCTGTTACGCTAGATTCGAACGTGACGCCCGAAGTGAAAGTAACCTAATTACAGAAATTAGAAGATCATATGATTTCGTCAGAAAACAACAGGAACAAAATCCAGATCGATCTGTTACGCAACTGTTGAGTAAGAGACCGAGCGTGCGTGCTTATGCAAATATCGTGAGCTGGCATAAAGCCGGTTATATCACACTTGGATATATAACAGTGTCTAAAGCATGTAGAAGAGCGCTGGCTGAATTACAAGAGTATGAATTGGCGCTTTTACCAAGTTCACGTGAGTTATTAAGACTCAAGATTAGGCTTGTAATGGACAAAGAGATCGCAGCCGAACTGCGTGTATTCATGGGAAATGATTTATTCCAGGAGTAGAACAGGTGAGCGCTTTACAACTAATTGATGAATATGCGCCAGTAAAAATTGAGACAATTAAACCAATAACGAAACATGAAGCATACAATCATTGTCGGGGCGTAGTCAATGATGAATTGGCTGCGAAGGTCTTAGTTGATAAATATTTTCTATGTAATGAAGATAAATATTATGAATCTGAACCAGCTCATATGTGGAGTCGTCTGGCCCAAGCAATATCATTAGTAGAAGCACCTGATAAGCGACTCCATTGGACTAAACAATTTAGAGATGTTTTAGATGATTTCAAATTTGTTCCAGCTGGACGTGTGTTGTATGGTCTTGGCAATCCATATGTAAACGTTACGCTTAAGAATTGCTATGTCATTGCTATTAGAGAAGATTCAATTAAGGGTATCTTTCAAGCAGCATATGAGATGGCCGAGACGTATAAAGCTGGTGGTGGTTGTGGTATTGACATTTCTGTGTTACGACCAAAAGGCAGTATAGTTCGTAATGCGGCTAGGGAATCAACCGGTTCTGTGTCGTTTATGGATTTTTATAGCCATATTACTGGTATGATTGGACAAAAGGCTAGAATTGGTGCATTATTAATTAGTATTGATGTTAGTCATCCTGATGTTGAAGACTTTATTAGTATAAAAGGTGGCGATGATCTTGATTTGGTGCGTTATGCGAATGTGTCTGTTAAGATTACTGATAAATTCATGCAAGCGGTGAATGATAATAAGGATTTCGATCTACACTGGGGTGGCAATGTTTTTAAGACAGTTAA